CATTATGATATATTTGTAGGTCATTAGATGCTCCTGCTAAAAACTTACCTGTATCACTACCTACTCTAATATTACCACCAGTAGAAACTATAGTGCCAGATGTATCAAGCGTTCCTGTTATAACAGCTCCACCTGCTGTTGTCTCAAATTTTTTGGAATTATCGTAGTAGAGGTCAACGCTTCCATTTGTGTCAAATAATGCCTTTGTTTCTGTACCGTCACCAGACTTTATTATAACAGCACCATCTGCCCACATTTCTAAATTTCCTGTTCCAGCGTCTTTTATAAATGAAGTGCTACCATCATGAAATATTTGAAGGTCTTGACTAGCACCAAATCTTGCTTTTTGATTATCTCCTAAATCTAAATGGCTTCCTAATATAGCAGCACCAGAACCAGTATTTGTAGTGATAGAGCCTGTTATTGTTGCTCCTGCATTTGTCGTTTCTATTTTTTTGCTTCCATTATGGTAAAGTTCTACAGCTCCTCCGTTTATGAATTTTGCCATTTCTGTAGAATCATCATTGTCTCTTATTACAACATCATCTTCTGCTAGTATCTTAATGTCATCACCGTCAGACCTTAAAATTAAATCTCCTGTGTTATTGTCAATAATAGAATTACTACCATCATGATATATTTTAAGGTCAGCACCATCTCCAAAAACAGCTTCTACATTATCAGAAAATTTAGCTTTCCTGCTAAATAGCACATTAGTTGCATCACCATCAAGTTTAAAATATTCTGTTCTTCCTCCACTTCCATTGTCAGATTGGAATACTATATCTGCATCATCTGCATCGTTTCTTATATATAGATTACCTGTAATGTTTGTTATTACAGAATTTGTTCCGTCATGTATTAATTGTAAATCATTACCTGTGCCTATATTTAATGTTTTACTATCTAATAAACTTACATTACCTGCAAAGTTTGTATCTAAAGCTGAAGTAAAAGTTGCTATAGTATTGTTAGCACTGTTTTTAATTCTAACTGAACCACCGCTAACACCTGCAATGAAATTAGACGCAGTTATGTCTCCTCCTGATACTGTTATATCGCCTGTTGTCGTAATATTTCCTGTTACATTTAGTGGTTTATTGAAGTTCCAACTTGTGTCAGCGTGAGTGTACGTTAATGTTGCACCTGCTCCACCTATCGTAATACCAGCTCCATTTGCTGCTGCTGAATCTGCTGCATCAGTTGCAATACTAAAGTTTAAGTCATCTATTGCTACAGTAGTAGAGTTTATTGTTGTCGTAGTACCATCTACCTGTAAATTACCAGCTATAACAACTGTTCCTGTATTGTCTCCATGAGTTGCAGGGTCTATAGTAAAACTAGCTGGTCCTCTTAAATATCCTGATGTTGTTATGTTACCACTAGATATAGTACCTACTGTTATGTTAGGAGTTCCTGACAATCCCGTAGCGTTACCAGTTACGTTTCCTGTTAGTGGACCAGAGAATGCTGTAGCTGTTGCAGTACCTGTTATACTTACTCCTGTGTTTGTTGTTTCAAATTTTGTTGACTCGTTAAATCTTAATTGTACTTTACCGTCTTGTTCGGCATATATCATTGTTTCAGAAGCATTAGCATTTAATACTCTAAAAACACTTGCTGAAAGTCTTAGTTCCCCTGTACCTGCATCTTTAATATAACTATGAGAACCATCGTGAAATATTTGCAAGTCTCCATCAGTAGCATTACCTATTCTCAAATAAATATTATCACCAGCTACAATATCTTTAGTAAATACATTTTGTCCAACGCCACCATCTATAGTAAAATACGTAGCAACTCCACCACTACCATCATCTGATTTGAATTTTATATCTCCATCGTCTTGTCTATTTTGAAATTCTAAATCACCTGTTTCGTTTTGTATGACTGAATCAGTACCATCATGATATATTTTAAGGTCTGCTCCTGCACCAAATTGTGCTTCTATGCTATCATCCCATCTTGCGTGTACAGGAAATCTATTTAAAACAGTGCTACCATCTAAATAGAAATATGTTGCAACACCACCACTACCATCGTCACTTCTTAATAAAATATCTTTATCGTCTGATTGATTTTGTATTTGTAAAGTTCCTGTAACATTTTGTATGTATGAATCAGTTCCATTATGATATATTTTTAAATCTGAACCTGTACCAAATCTAGCTTGCTTATTATCTAAATGCCTAGTGTGTTCTTGGAATTTTATAATGTTTTCGTTACCATTTATCACTACATAATCTGTAACACCTCCACTTCCATCATCTGTCTGAAAATGTATATTCTTATCGTCTGAAAAATTTCTTATGTATAGATTACCAGTATTATTATCTATAAAACTATGTGTAGTTCCATGATAAATTTCTAAATCTTGTGATGCTCCAAACTGTAATCTATCATCTGTTCCACTACCACTATCTCCAAATTGTATAAGGTTTCCATTTGTGTCTAGCGTACCGCCTAGTTGCGGGGTTGTATCTTCAACCACGTTATTTATAGATACAGCTTGAGCTCGTGCATCTGTATAATAAAGATTACTACTTCCCTCTCCAATATCATCAGTATCTAATGTTATAGAACCTCCTAATGATACTGCTGTACCATTTATTGTTATAGAAGAATTAGCTAATGATGAGTTAGGTACATTTGATATTGTAAAATCAATCTCGTTGTTAGTGTCATCGTATGCAACAGATATACCTCCTGTTTCATCTCCTCCTAACATACCCCCTATAATGTCTTGTACTTGTTCGTTAGTAAGCTGCGTTGCTGCTATTGTAAGAGTATTTGCAGCATCATCGTAAGTCAAACTAACATTAGAACCTGCTTGTAGTAAAGCATTTACCCTGTCATCTACTCTTTCATTAGTAAAGTATAAGTTTGAACCTTCGCCTATATCACCAGTATCTAAAGTACCACTACCACCTAATGATATTGCAGTTCCGTTTACTGTTATAGAAGAGTTAGTTAAACTACTATTAGGTATACTAGATAAAGCAAAGTCTATTTCATTATTGGTATCATCATATGTAACGCTTATTCCACCAGTCTCATCACCACCAAGCATTCCTCCAATAACATCTTGTACTTGCTCATTTGTTAGTTGTGTAGAAGATATTGTTAGGGTATTGGCTGCATCATCATAAGATAACGATACATTACTACCTGCTTGCAATAAAGCGTTTACTCTATCGTCTACTCTTTCGTTAGTAAAATATAAATTACTACTACCTTCTGTTATTTCATCTGTATTGTCTTTTGTTGCTACAGCTAGATTTATTCTATCATCTATAGCAGCAGAAGTCATTAAACTTGTATCGTTGTCTGCAAAAGATTCAGAAGCTGTTTGTATAGATGATATAGCTACACTATCTAATGTGAAACTATTAGGAATGGTTATAGTGCTACCTATACCAAATAGAAAAGTATCACTATTTTGAAAAGTAAATCCTTCATCATTTGTGTTTCTTAATATAAATACACCGCTTACATCCTTTATTATATGACCTCCTGCATTAACACTTAATTGTCCTGTGGCTGTTAAATTACCAGATATTGTACCACTTAAAGTAGGTGATGATAATGTTTTATTAGTAAGTGTTTGAGAACCAGTTAATGTAGCTACTGTACTATCTATAGCTACTGATATGTTGTTATCTGATATTGTCGTAGTCAATCCCGTACCACCAGCTATTGTAAGTGTATCTGTTCCTATAGTTACATTGTCATTACTACCACTATCTGCTGCAAGCGTAAGAACTGTAGATATTGCAGCTGTTTGAACATTAGTTATTAGTCCTTTACCATTTACTGTAATAACTGGTATCGCTGTAGTAGAACCAAAAGCACCTGTCGTGCTATTTACTGTAGCTAATGTAGAGTTTAGTGTTGCGTTTGCTAGGTTAGTTACAGTTACAGTTCCTGTAGTGTCTCCAGTTTGTGTTATAGTAAAATCAGCTACATCAAAATTAATCTTTCCAGTTGTATCATTATAAGTAACATCTATACCACTTTCTGTATTAGATGATACCATTCCACCAATAATATCTTGAGTAGATTCTGTATCTGTTGTTGTAAATTGATTTATACTTCCAGATTGAAACGTATGAGACGCATTAGGTTCTACAATATCTAATAACTCTCGTAATGATGCTTCAGACCCACTTGTCAAAGAAGCATTAGTTCTATCTATAATATGAGAGTATAAACCAATAACCAAATCATATTGTTCTGATAATCTAGCAAAAACAGCAGGATTAGAATTTTTATATGTATCAATATCGTCTTTGTATTGATTTATTTTAGTAAGTAATTCGTTTTGTGATGGAGCTCTTTTTACTTCAATAGTTTCAGAATATGTTTTTATATACTGTACAGATAAATAGGTGTCTGCGGTATGTGCATAAGTAATATCTAAAGATAAAGAAGGAGTATAATTACCTTCATAGTAATTACCGCTATTAACCATATCAATTTCTAGACTTCCAAAATTAGATGTTCCTGTATTTGATATGGCTGATGCACTAGAAACAGCTGAACTTGATGGAAAACTAGAAGATAATGTTCTTGTTGTTATTGTTTCAGTAAAGTTTCCTACGTCATATCCTGATGTGTTGTCTTTAAATTTGACAAGGGGTGTTAATACATCAGAAGTATTTGATATGTCTGGTACTGGTTCTTTCCACACAAAGTTAAATGACTTAGTTGCTGTGTGGTCATTATTTGAAGAATCTTTTGCGTTTATAACAATAGTATATGTTCCTGTAAGAACTTTATTGTTAACATCAAATTTAATGTCTTTGTTTGTTGTTCCTCCAGCAGAAGATATGTCTGGACTATTGAAGTCTGTATTTTCAACTACAATCCCGTTAGGATATGTAATTTTAAAGTTTGCTTTACTAAAAGTAAAACCTGATGATGTATCAGTTAATTGTATCTGATATGTTCCTGATGTTCTATTTACTAAAAACTTTACGGTAAAATTTGCAGCCATATTATCGTGGTTTAAAGGGGTATAACATTAAACATTACAACCCCCAAACCACTCCAAACAACCAAACTATGGGTTGTCTCTTTTAGCCAATACTCTTGACTCAATAGCTTCGAGCTCTTCTTGATTTTCTGTTTGAAGGTATTCTGCAATTTCATAAAACGGTTTTACTCCTATTTTCTTTTTGTATGTGAAAATATCTTTCTTAGATTCACTCCATACAAATTTAGCACTCTTCTGATTGTGAGAGATGATTCTTAGGTCAACAGCCTCTCGCACAAGAGACTCCGTTCTATTTGTTTGCTGTAATGTAATGTTAAGAAAATCTTCTGGATTAAATTCCGCAAATTCTTCAACATCATTTCTTAATTCATCCTCTGATTTATTTAACTTCATTCCTAGACTAGAAGCAACAAACTTTACATCATCTTCGCTAAGGTTATTAGCTTTTTGCATAGCTTCTAAAATCATTTTTCTTTCCTGTCTTTCTAAAATTGCATCTGCCTTAGTATCTGCTTTACTAAAAAATCCTGCTTTAGATGTAACTCTATTTTTATTGGACATATTCCCGTTAGACAATTCTAAGTATTGATACATTTTTTGATGCGTAGGATTATTACCATTTAATACTATACATCCTCCTCCAGCTCTAGTAAAGTTTATTTCTCCAAATATAGCTTCTCCATCAGCTCTTACGTTTGTTATATATGCTATTTGCACATAATCATCAGCGATGGGGTCATAGATTTCATCTGTAGAAGGTACATTTCTGTAAGCTGGTATTAAAAATTTCCCATCGTTATCTGGGTCTGGCTGAATATCAGTCAATTTATACATGACCGTTGAGCCTCTTGGTATTTTTTTTATTAACTCTTTAGAGTAATTATTATAAAGTTCTGCTTTCATAATTTTTGATTGTTTGTTTTTTTAAAAAAAAGGGGAGAGAAACCCCTCCCCTTAAATATTATATATTAACCATTAACATATAACCATCCAAAGTGGTCAACTCCTACTACGTCTAGTCCTTCTATTGAAGTATAGACAATATCAAGAGTATCAGTATCACTTGTAGGTGTTGGAGCAAGACCACCCAACAATTTCTCTCTATATCGAGTTGTTGAACCATCATGTAGTTCCATATATCTTGTAGAAATTCTATCTACAACTCCACCTCCATGCTCTACTTTAACACCATTACTTGGAATTAAATATGCATAGCTATCAAATTTAAATGCATCAACTGGGTTTACTACATTTCCATTGTCAAGAGCTTGTAGTCTCTTTTTGTGGAAAGTTCTTCCAAAAATTCTGAAAGACTCAAAACCTAGTTTTACAGCTTGCTCTTCACTTCCGTTAAAAGCGCCATACTGCACACCACCTGACTTAAACATATCTGCTGTTGCAATACCTAAGTCAATAGCGTTATCTGCCTCACCACCAGCTAAAATAATATACTCTGCACCAGCTCTAGCTTTATCTAGTTTTCTGGATAGATTATTTAAATCAGTTGATAATGCTACAGTTCCACCAGTTGCTACAGTTTGCTGTACACCACCACCTTTGATATACTCATGTAAACCTTTGGTCATGTTGACTGTGTTGCCAGATGCATCAGTAGTTGAACCACCAATACCATATAACATACCATACTGTACATCCATTCTATGTTTCAAAAATGCATCATGCTGTTGTTTTAGGAAATAGTAAGGCTTTCCTTTGTATTCAACTTCAATTTTAGAACCAGCAGCTAAATCTGTGATGCTAGTTTTAGTTTTGAAAATTTGAACATTGTTAGAAACAGCTGTTAAGTCTGACTTTCTCATCAGATTTGAGCCTGTTCCTTCACCATATGCATTACTAAAAAATACAACAGTATCACCAGTTTCTATATCACCTTCTGCGATAGTTTCTAGTGCTTTTACGTTAATAACATTGTTTGCATCATTAGTTATTGCTGTAACTAAAGCTCTTTTACCGTCTTTAGTCATCATAATCTCACCTACAATAGGTTGGATTGCACTTTGTACTAAGTCAATAGAAAACACATCTCCAGCGTTTCCACCAGCTGGGTCGTTTTGTACTTCTGCTGACGCATACAAATCACTGTTTACAAAATGCCTATATGTTACCTGTGATGTTGGGTTTGACCTTCCCATCACATCCATTAAGTCTAAAAAAGACTCGTTGTCTTCAACATCAAGCACTTGCTTTAAAATATCTCTCTGGTCTAAAAAAGTTGTACTAGAGAGATAACTTCTATTAATTATTCCTGCTTCTGCCATAATAAATAAAATTTATGCTAGTTTCAATACTAGCGTTGTACTTTGTTTTTAAGTGCGTAAGTCAAAAAGCCTTCTGGGTCATCGTAAGGGGTATCACCTCCTACTTCTGGCTTTACGTCTTTTTTACTTACAAGAGGCTCTGGATTCTTAATTTCATTTTCAATCAATTTTTTCCCCAGAGATTTTCCATACTTCACTAATTCATCTACAAAAGCATCAGGATTCTCAACAAATGCTACAGTTTTTGACCACAATTCCCAATCGACTTCTTTTTTGTCGTTTATGAATCTTGACCAAAACGTATTATTGTCTATGGCATAATCAACAAGTTTGCTCGTATCTTTAATTTGAAAATTTAAAGGGTCTTCATCCCTTACCTTCAAATTAACTGTACTACTGTCAATAACCTCCTTGAGATTATTTCTAATAGCTGCAATCTGCTGATTTAAAGCCGCCTGCTGCTCTTCTTTACTTGGTGGCTTTGGTAAGTTTTGAGGAACGAATTCCTGTTGCTCTTTGATAAATGTTTGTCTAAGTCTTCCTGCATCTCGCTTTAGTAACTCTTGACCGAGTTCGACTTCGTCTTCCTCGTATTCTTTATCATCAAGTTTGTACTTACTAAGTACCTCGTAATTAAATAGCCTCTCTTTTGCTTTTACACTTAATTCTGGATTCTCTCTCTCGAATTTTAGCCTCAAAAGCTCAAGGTCGCCAATCTTGTCATAGTCGAACTGATATGCTTCCAAAAATGGTCGCAAATCTTTGTTCTCCCTGTAATACTTGACTGCATTTTTAATGTAGTCATCTTGTAAAGACCTTGCTAGGTCTATAGTTTCTTCATCAATCCCGTAGTCAGAAAGTGTTGGTTCAGACCTTTCTACAGGTTTTTCTTCAACTACTTCTTCCTTTACTTCTACCTCTTCTTCTTTACTCTCCTCTTGACTTTCTTCTTCACTTTGTTCGGTAGACTCTTCAGAGACTTCTTCGTTTTCTTCCGAAACTTCTCCGCTAGCTTCGGGTTCGTCTTGTACAGATACCTCATCTGTGCTTTGCTCTTCAACGGCATCTTCTACTTTTTCTGTTTCTACAATAGGTTTACCATCTATGGTAAAATCCTCTAATTTTGCTTCTTCTTTTTCCATAATTAAAATTTTGTTTGGATGTACAAATATTATTCCTCAATAGTAGGTTCTTCGTCTGTAGCAGGTATAGGGGTCTCACCTTCGGTGATTTTAGTATCTGCTACATACTCTCTGCTTTCACCTTCTATTTTCCTTTGTTCTATTCTACCCGTGACTCTCAACTTCTCTAATTCCATCTCATACTGATATTTTCTGTCAAGCATAGCTATATCAAATTCTTTTTCTTGTTTCATTAATTCTAACTTAGTTTGAGCTTGCAGTTGAATTGTTTGTTGCTTTGCTTGCTCTGCAACCTGAGAAGATTGTTGTTGAATCTGTGCATTCATTTGTTGATTTTGCATTGACTCTTTTTGCTGAGCTTCTCTGTTCTTTTCAATCTTATAAGCAAGTAATTCTTCAGCTTGCTTTAAATTATCTATATTTTCTATAGCTAATGAATCAGCTATAGTAATTTGATTAGATTGTAAGGCTTGTTCTAACCTTCTAGCTAACTTTTCTTTTTCAAATTCTGATGGTTTGTCTTGTAAGAAAATACCATACTCATGTAACGTTACATCAGGGCTTACCTTTAAAAACTCTAATGAGTTACTTCCTATAGCTTTAACATATCCTTCTAGGTTTCCACCCTTAGCTGCATCCTGTATTCTAAGTGATATATTATATGATAATCTTTCTGTTAAAGACCTTTCTCCGTCTCCAATATAAGACAAAGCGTTATTAGTGCTTTCATTTGCTAAAGAAGCTACTCCTTTAAGTGTTCTTGGGTCAGGGGTACTTCCATCAGATATTTCATTGAACCCTAAAATATCTCTAAGTAATTGTATATTTCTATTTATAATATCAAAATATCTAGCAGCCTCATCTCCTAATCCGTTGTTAAGTTCAGTTATTGGTCTCATTCCTGCTGAATTTCCATCCTCATCAACAGCTCTAAATACTAGATTACCAGTCTGATTGTATAAATCAATAATATCAAGAGGTTTCATAGCTTTTCCTCCTTTACCTAGAGGAACATTTTCTAAAGCACCTATCTCAATCATAATACCTTTTGGTCTAGCTCGCAACATCACATTTTGTAGTTTGTACCAAGACAACTGTATTTGGTCTGCTATAGATTTCATTTGCTCTCCTAAAGAGTATGTTACCATTTGGTATATATCTGGTGCTACTAAATGATAGGATAATGATGTATCAGATAATCTAGATTTTGCTCTCTTCATGTTAGTTTGTAGACCATAATCAAAGTAGACATCAGTATCTATTACCCACTTACATTGATAAACCACCTTATAAGATGTTTTAGAATATTTCTTTTTTTCTGTATTTTTTTTAGGCTTATTAATTCTACCTACAACCTTGTTTCCTTTAGTGTTTATTCTTTCTTCTAAAACTATATCATTAACTGAGTAGAACTCTAGGTCTAAAACTTTTACTCGTAGCTTATCATTTTGTTTGTTGTAGCTATTTGTCTTTCTTCCAAGCGGATTTCTTTTATCTGTATGTTCTTTGAATATTTCTTCATACTGCATAGGTGTGATTTGTTCACCTGCCATTTCTTTTAGGTCTGATATAGTCATTTCTACTATTTCGCCACAATATTGTATGTCTTTAAAGTTTTTATCAGAAGAATGAGATACTACTATATTTGATGGGTTTACTCTTCTAATCTTTATATTTCCTGCACTATCAAAAAATTCTTTATAACCTCCTACTCCATAATCATGAATATCTTCTATGATTTGTTTTCTTAAATCTTCAAAAGAGTTCGTATTCATAATAAGTTTAATAGCTTGTTCCATTTCAGAAGCCATTTGATGTTTATAAGAATACATCATATGCATTTCTAATTCATCAATATCTTTAGGGTCTCTTTTACCGATTCCTATAGATTCTGTATTAATACCTTGTTTTTCAAACTCTTCTTTTAAGACTAAATTAGTCGCAGCTTTTTGATAAAACTTATCTTTTTCATCTAAAGCAACAGCATCTATTGCATCGGCTACAATATTATATGTTGATTTTTTTAATTTTCCTAACGCTATTCTTCTAAACTTAGGAATTATAGGAATTACATTCCAATCTATGTTAAACCAACTTTCATCTCCACTTGCAGTTTTGTGTGGGTCTAACATTTTCTTATACTTAGTAATGGGTTGTTTACCAAGCATATATAATTTTATTTCGTGGTGTCTATCTTTTGCGTTGTAAAAACCATCAGGGTAACTATCTTGAAAGTCTTTCCAAGCAGATTTTACATATTTAGATATCCAGTCTAAGTTCTTTTTCTTTGTGTCAATTAAATGAGATGGAAATGTTGCCATATTATATTGGGAAAATTTCTTTTATGTCGTACAATTTGTTGTCATCTTGTTTTTTTACTTCAAATTTTTTCTTGCCTGCTCCAACCAATGTCCAACCCGCTGCCATACAAGCGTCAAACTTTGTAGTATTTTTAATGTCAAATTGTAGTAAATCCTGTAGCAAGTTTTTATAATGTATCTTTTCACAGTTTTCATATACATACAATTCAAGTTCTTCGACCATCTGCTGATGTGTTTTAGCATTAGCAGATATGCCATATTTTTTAGATTTAGGGAGTTTCATTAAAAATCTTTCATATCCCCGCATCTCAAAATATTTTATTATGCCTACTTTGTTATCTTCGGGTAGTATTTGACACCCAAAAAAATGACACATTTTTAACATATCTTCATAGTATATCTCAGCGGTTTGAGGTCTATGAATATATTCACAAACAAATGTCTCTGATAACTCAGAGTTAGCATCATATTTTGCGTAGACGTAACCAGCTCCATCAGAGCGTCTACTATCTACAGTATAATTGTGGTCAAAAGGGTCAGCTCCTGCAACAAACTTATTTAAGTTGCGTGGGTACTTCTTTGTACCTCTTTGCTCTACCGCATTCCATCCACTTTTTGGGTCAATACTTTTATGCAATAAAAAATTGCCCTTTTTATCCTCCACAAATATCACACTAGAATCCCTCTTTCCTCCCATCCATAGGAATTGACCTCTCTGGAGGTAGTCTTTTTCGGGCAACCAACTAATAGATTCTAGCTGTTTATTGATTCTAATAGCATCAAATAGACAACTTTCGCCCTCATTCCAGAAGGCTTCTTCGATTGTGAAGGGGTTTTTTCTTATATATGAGGCTAACGCTCTAGAGTCATCTTGCAGGGATTCCCTTTCATTCAAATAGAATTGCTTTGCTTTCTCCTCATCTGGCTGTCCGTATTTATCATAGTACAATGTTTTGTATGCAGGAAGAAAATACCTATAAAGACCACTCTTAGTTCTGTTGTTTGCATTCTTTACTGTCTGGTCTGAAGAGTCCCATAGCTTTTTAAATTGTTCTCCACCAGCGTCTAACTCTTCAACTGTAGTAGTATATAATGCTTTACCTATTATAGCACCATCTAACTGTAAACAAAACTGTACAACTTGATGTCTTTCAAAAACGTCAACATCTTTTGTTTTACCAGCTTCATCAGCAACGTATCTATGTAGTTTAGTTCCATCATAAGAAAACTCCTCAGAAGATTTAAATGTGATACTACTTTCTAATTCTTTTCTTGGGTCGTACATATCTTGGTTTCTACCTCTTCTGTTAGGTTTAAAAAATCGCAACTCTGACTTGGGGGTAATCCCTTTCTCTGTGTCGTATACAGGAATAAAAAAATCAGGTAACTGTTTAAAAGGCATAATGACACCTTTTGCAAACACATTATTCTTTGCATCTTCTAATGTCTTAGATTGTATTCCTCCAAGTGCATTTTTTGTTCTGGCTATGTAATCATAAAGAAAAGCGCCTGCCCTGACGGTTTTTCCTTGTCTACGTTTCGTGCATTCTATCATACCTAAACAGTCTGGGTCTTGAATACAATATTCTAAAAAGTAAAAAAACTCCATGTCGGGTATTCTGAAATCGGGGTATCCTGTGTCGAGCCTCCAGTGTGTTAAATAAAAATAGTGTAAGCCTGTCAAGTATGTAGGTTTACCATTGTTCATAAACCAAAATCCATTAGACCTTCTGTCCCACTCCTGTATTCTAAAGTTTTGTAACTCTAAATCAAAGTGTGTAGAATCTTTGGCTTGTGATAGTTTTTCTTTTTTAGACTTATCTAAAAAGTCTATTGGCGGTGTAGGTCTTTCCCAATACTGTTCTTTTTTCTGGGTGCTTCTTTGAAATACCCCTCGCTCATCAAATGTGGATGTGTGAACGTTATATACCATTCCTTCAGGTGGCACGTTACACTTGACGTTATTGATTTCGTATACCTCACTCTTTTTGTGTTTCTGGAACATAAGCAACCATCTCAGGGCTTGTCGGAGTTGATTGTATAGATTGTATCAACTTTTTATCTTGCCCATATATTTTTTCTTCGTAGGACTCTATCCTTTTAATAATAGCATCGCATTCATTCATGAGCTTGCTCTTGATATCTAGCGCCTGTAATTTTTCTTTGTCTTGTTTAAAATTTGTAATAGGCTTTAATAGCTCTTGATGATATTGCCATAAAACCTCTTCATTAGATTGCAATATAGCCCATGACTTGTTGTTTTGATACTTCAGAAAGCTAGTGACCATCTGAGAAATGTCTCTATCATCAAAATTAAATATCCTTTCTAAACGCACACTATCTTTATCTAAATCATATCCAGCCAATCCTGCACTCTCTTTTTTACGCTCATCTACATCGGCAAACAACTGACGCATCGGAGACTTAATATCATACATATAAATGATATACTTAATCATCTTCTCTAGGTCTACCCTTCTATGTTTATGTAATCCACCAAACATACTTTTAAAAAGGGGCTTATTGTTTTCTAAGACATCTTCTTCGTTATGTATTGGTACACATAAGTTTTTAAAATCACTATCGTTGAATACCATTCTTATCTAAAAAGTTTTTAACCTCGCTGTATAAATTACCATATAACTCAGCTACATCCTCCGTATATGACCATTCACAATACTTCTTCATTTCGTATTCTAAATCTATTAATCGTTCTCTGGAGGCTTCTGGTATGTTCATAATTTATATTTATTTATTGTTTTTTCTATTTGTTTAAGTAATTCGTCTATAGTCGAGTTATTCTCAATAACTATATCAAAGTCTTCATATCCATCCATCTCTGTTTCTGAAACGTGAGTGTTCTCTTCTAGCATGATACTATCAGCGTGTTCGTTTACTACTTTTATTAATAATCCCTTCTTTTTTTTAATAGCTTCCGCTTCGTTCAAAAAACGAACATCAGGAACTATTATGTCTGCATAATCTAAATCAACAAACAAAGCATTTATCCAAAAGTCCTCTCCTAAATTATTTCTTATAGCATCAGTGCCAAACTTCTGTAGCATATGTCTGTATGTTTTCATATCACCATACTGAAACTCTTTTGGCAGGTAGTCATTTTTTCTCTCGTCAATAGTATCGTAATCAACACCCGTTGCTATACTGACCATAGCCTTTATCTTATCAGCGAAAGAACATATCTTGTAGTTTCCGTTTGACATCAACTGTATCATCTCAGCTACAGTAGATTTACCAGAACGCATTTTACCAGATATGCCTATTATCATTCTACCACAGTTTTAATCTTGTTAATAGTATGAGGAGGATAGAATATAGATTCTTTTTCGTCATTTTTTAAAAACCCCTTGTACGTCATCTCAGTAACCTTCATATTAAACTCATGCTCTGTTACTTTCATATTCAACTTATGAGACTGTAAATCATTTGTATATATTGTTATCATAAACTTCTTTATAGGCTCTTCAAACAAGCCAACATCATTAAACAAATCAATGTTTGGAACATCTTTAATATGTAGTATCATGTCTTTAGATTTAGTCCTCTCTACCTTATAGCCCATATCGTATAGCCTATTTAAGTCTTCTCTGTTATCATCCTCTTCGTCAAAGAATGCTTTTACCTCAATATCATCTTTCACACAAGAAACATATTTCATATCTTTCCTAATAAATCTTTTTTCCTTACACAATAATATTCTTTGCCCTCAATCTCGTTTTTAAACTCAAAATCAGGCTGGATATATACCACATCCTTATTAGACAACCCCATATCATTATCTGATATATAAGCTATCTGCGCCTTATCAGCCATTACTTTCTTATTAATACCCACTACTAAGTCTCCCTTCATTCTTACATCAACATTCTTACCACCCACATTAACCGTCTTTCTCTCCTCTACCAATGGATTTACAAGCACCCACTCACATAAAGGAATAATATCCCCATTCCTAACCGTGCAGAATATCCTCTCTACATCAACAGAATAATAATCCCCATATAAATGCGAATCATCCACCACGTTGTAATGAAAATAAACCGTGTCCCCTTCCTTAATAACACCATACCTCTCATCGGTTAAATGTCTAGGCATTGAATATACCTCACCATATATCCTAGCATAATGAGTAGGATTAAACATCACGTCTACCTCCAACTTCAACTTACCATACTCCACCTCATTATTATAAGGCTTATCTATCTTAACTATTACAGAATCTCTAAGTGCTTTTAATTTCTCCACGACAAAATCCACAAACCCTTTTATGCAATACTGTCCGCTCACCACACGACCTGCAAACCTTACAGCCTAAAAAGTATATTACAAAAAACCTCATAAGAGGATTAATAATTGGTTTTATGAACTCACTCATAACTTAATCTTTTAAATGTTACTTCGTCTATCTCTTTAATTTCTTTTAATAATAGACTTTGTCTATTTCTTACCTTATCTCTTTCCTTATCCGTTGAATCAATCCCCAGCGTACTCTCTAATGCAGCCATCTCGTGTAATCTCTTATCTATTATATCTTTCACTTGCTTATTTGTAAAGTATTTCCCATAATTATCCCTGATGTCTTTTTGCGATTCTTTGAACTCTTTACCGCACTTGTCACACTTTTTAACATTTCCGTAGCTATTTATCATCATAACTTATTGGTTTTGTAATGTTTATAACAAAGTAGAGGATATTTATATATTTCAAAAAACATCCCCTACAATATATTTAAACCAAACTACAAGAGTATGTAACCCTTTATTTGCTAAATATAAGAATTATATCTGAATTATTTATAATAATTGGAAATAATTTATTTCTATTTTAAATATTTACTGGGTTAATGCGTGATTGGGGTTATGTAGTATAGCAAGCGGGTACGGTATGCAAAAGACAAACGACAAACGTAAAACGGGGGGGCTTTATGTTCTGTAATATGTTTTTGAAAGTCTAAATAATAGTTTTTAATATGCTTTTTTATATTCTATTTTAATTTATTGCGGTCTGTTTGTATTTTAAACCATAATATTAAAGTCCTGTAAATACTTTTTACTATATAAAAGAAAGATTTTATTTTGTCGGTCAAGTTTTAAAACAAAAACAAAAACTTTTTTTTAATTTTCTGTCTGTTTATGAAGAAAAATCAAGCGAAACCATAATTTCTTAAAAAATTTTTTTTCTCTCAAAAACTGCATTTAAATATATTTTAGCTGAGATTTTGCGGAAATGGTCGGCGACGACTAAAAAAATATTTATCTAATTATTTGTAATTATTGCGAATAGCTTTTAAATATGTATAAATAATTATTAACAAAACGCAAAAACAATGAATTATAAAACGACAATAAACTACGGCGGAACGAAAAAAGGTCACAGCCAAATTAAATTAGAATTAAAAGAAACCGATAAAGGGTTTGTTTTTAGTGCAAGCGGGTTATACGATTATCAGTATAATAGACATATGAGAATGTGGGATTATTGGCAGGGTGGACAATGTTTGGATAGTATTGCAAAAGAATATCCGACTGATAGAGAATTAGCGGAAATTGTGAGATTATGGAAGCTATATCATTTAAATGATATGAACGCGGGGACACCGTTACAAAGTTCATATTTAAAAACATTAGGAAAATATCAAGGTTTTGAGTGGGCATGTGAGGAATTGGAAAAGGTTGGTTTATATAATGATAACGGATATAAATACGGGTCGAAATGGTTATTCAATAAAATTCCTCAAACAGAATTAAACAAAATTATTCATATTATAGAGCGAAATAATAGCAAAGCTGACGAGGTTTGAATAACCGAAACTAACCAATTTATATTGGTTAGTCCTTTGCAATATTGCAAGATTAAACACAAAAACAATGAACGGAAATTTTAAAACGTTTTTTTCAGCAGGCGGAGTAGATTGCGAAGCCGTTGAAAATGGAGCAAATGTTATTGCCTCAGCAAACCGAAATAAGTTTGAAAGCTCGATTGCTATAGCAAAAGAGATAAAAAAGGGCGTTGACTTTGTTATGTCCGATGAGGGGCAAACCGCCTACAGAGATTTAGGCTTAGCCGTACCGATGAATATAACAGGAACGGAAACACAGAAACGAACAAAAGCAAAAAGATTTGTTCGTGAGCATTTTGATTTAAGATTTAAAACGTCTTATTTCAATAGGTTACATAAACTTGGCAAAAGGATAACGGAAGACCCGCAAATCTTGAGTAATTACAGGCGAGCAAGAACAAGACAAAGAAGACAGGGTTTTGATGTTAGCTTATCGGTTGACGATTTCAATAAATTTGTAAATAGTAACAATGAGGAAACGACAAGACCCGATAAAATAGGGCGTTTAATGATGACTATTAACAACGAAAAGCACTATTTCACTATCGAAAGCGAAAGCGGAAATATTACAATTAAAAAAGGTAGGGAAATGGTTGACGGGTCTAACGTTGAGATTTTAAACAATGCTATTGACTTGTTTAAGGCTCATGTGGATGCGGTTACGGAAACGGAAATTCTAGAAGCTATAAACAATTAATTATGTACGTATACAGAAAAGGAAGAAGAATGGACACAATAACGGGAGAAAGTCGCAAAGACGTTATTAATCGTTATAATTCATCTTTAAGGTTTAGATACTTTCATGAAAATCTTACAAAAGACGACATGAAATACGCAACAAAAACAGAACGCAGTAATTTATTCATGCCTATAGATAATATAAATTTTAAGTCAAAATTTACTATAGGTTTTGAGATAGAAAAGACAGCGTTTTTCAGAGGGGCGGTCAAAGAGTACCCACTATTTAAAGCACTAGAAAGAGATGGAAGTTGTGGAGTTGAGGCGGTCACTAATGTATTACCTCTAGTTTCTAAATGTATTGCAAGGGACAAAGTTTTCGGAATGTTTCATGAGGCAAATGAAATTATTGATGATAGATTTAGTCCTAGCGATTACAGATGCGGGGGACATATTACGGTATCAGTTGCTAACATGGAGTCTTTCGAGATAGTCCAAAAATTAAAAGCAAGTATCGGAATATTATATGCTCTTTACAGGCACAGGCTAACGAATACATATTGCAACAACAATAAATTTATTAGGCGTTCCGATAACATGAAATACAGTCCCGTATATGTGAAACCAAATGGACGTATTGAGTTCAGACTTTTCAGCAGAATTCAGAACGTTCAGCAAATGATTTTACGATACAAGTTACTATATGTTATTTTAGACAGTTGCATAAATAAGAACAACAGATTTGCAACAGTATTGCGAAAAGTAAAACCGATTATTACAGAAATGTATAACGGGGATGCGGACAAAGTAAACGAGATAATTGATTTATCTAAACATTTTGCGAAAGCCTTAAGTATGGATGGACAGCGTGTGCATTCCTCTATACAAAGGTTTATATAACACTATAGGGGATTTTTTAACCAATCCCCTATTTAAACACAATAGACAATGAAAAAAGCAATAATTGATTTTACATTTTTATTATTAGTTGGGTTTGTTTTTTGGGCGATGCACTTGCTCTTCCTAGCCTAACTTAAAAAGATACGATGGTCTTTATGGGGGTTCGATTCCCCCAGTATCTTCAATGCAATTTTGCAGATTTTTTAAACACTAAACAATGATTAATATTAATTTAATTGATAGACTACCAAAGAGAAAAAATTCTAGGGTTAGTTATTCAACAATTTATTATAATGATAACAATTTGTTCGGCTTAAATACTAGCGTTGGAATTGGTTTCATTAAATATTTGAAAACAAAAAAGACCATACAAAAAATTGGTAATGGTCAAGCTAAATGGTATCATGCGGGTAGTAATACCTTAACGAAAGCCATAACACAAATACGGAAATGGTACAGACTTAAAGTAAAGTCTAAATCATGGAAGAAAGCGAGAGTTAAAACTTATAACACCTCAAACATTGAGGAAATTATTTTAAATTTAAAAGCGGTATTATGAAAAAGCAAAAACTACCAAAATGGTATAATGGACATATATATAAAAACGGGGCAGAAGTTAAAAATAATTTTTCGGGAGAAAAATATTATTTAAATAATGTCGAGTTAACTATGTATGATTATATAAAAGGGTCGGAGTATCTAATGAGTACATTTACAGATAAAGAGTACGACCAATTTTATGAGGGTTTAGATTGGTTTAAGAAAAACAACGCAAAAGCGTATATGGTTTTATTAGACTAACAGCAACACAAACCAGAAAAATTAAGAGCAGTCTTTTGATTGCTCTTTTTTTTTACTCTTTATGCGTATTGCAACTAGTGGTAACGTAGGAATTGGCACGAGACTTACAAAATGTCTATTTAAAGAGCGTCAGGGCATATTGCGGTAATGTAGGTGTCGGCACTACCTGACCTTCTAACTATTCTAAATGCAAAAACGAAAGCAAAAAATTTTTTTTTGAAACAAAAATGGTCGTTGCCGACCAATTCTATTTATAGTCGTTAGGCGACCATGAAAGTTTGTGATTTGATTAAGTTTTTCTTGACATTGTTTGGAATTGTTTCTAATAGTTGCTAATATTGTCAAATTGAAAACACTTAAAACAAATACATATGTGCGTTATTATTATCAAAAACAACAACAACAAGATTCCTAACAAGACTTTACAAAAATCATCAGTAGTTAATCCTCATGGTTTGGGTATCGTTTGGTTAGACACTTACAAGATAGAATATACAGATAGTAAAAATTATTCTAGGCTTGATACCAACAGACCTTTCATTGCACACTTTAGATATGCAACAGTAGGTAAGGTTGGTTTATCTAACACCCATCCTTTTAGATGTGGTAAGTCTCACGAGTATCTTATGATGAATGGTACTATTCGTACTCTAGGTAATGACAGAGAGTGCGATACAAAAGTCTTAGCTAACAAGATATCTAAGAAAGACCGTAACGAGTGGAAGAATGTATTATCTCAATACTCTTGCCGATTCGTCAGCGTTAATACAAAGCGTAAACAATATCAGATATACAACAAAGATTTATTTACTAAGGTTGATGGTGTATGGTATTCTAAAACAAACGTATTACCAAGCGTTTACGTTGGTGTATACGGTACTCTCAAGCGTGGACATGGTAATCACAGGTTACTTATGTCTAGCACGTTTATTGGTAAGGGTAAAACAAATGACAGGTATCCATTAACAATAAGTAGCTTGCCTTATCTACACAAACAAGAAAACGTTGGTCACAATGTGGAAGTAGAAGTTTACAAAGTTGACCATCCTACATTAGAACAGCTAGACAGGTTAGAGGGGCATCCTCATTTTTACAAGCGTGAGGTTATAGAAATTAGAATGAATAGCGGTAGACTATTGAGTGCGTGGGTTTACTTTGTGCAAAACAGAAGTCACAATAACGAAAGACTACACAAGCGATACGGCGGACATGAAGACACTTATAATATATCTACAGTATCAGACCATCGTAAATGGTGTGAATACTTACAAGACGATGTCTATTGTCCTAATTGTGATGGTGTTCTTACCTACAATAACAATGGAGTTTATCATTGTGACGGTTGTATGGATACTATTGCAGACACTTACTATGAAGAAGATATTAGGGGCTTTAACAATCCCCTATTTTAATTTTAATTTAAACACTAAAACTATGAAAACTAAAATGACAGAAAGGCAATTAATAGATACATACATTTTACCTTATGAAGATGATGAACAAAAGGTCTTATTTTATGAGGGTAGTATGTATTATTCAGAAGAATATATTGAAGAAGTAGCTGAATGGAATAATATTAAATTAATCTAAACACTAAAACTATGCAGAAAACAATTACGTTTCCGAGTGAACAAAAATGTAGCACAAAGAAACAATTTAGTAAATACCTAAACTTTTATAGAGATGAAAGTTTTGATGTAACGGACACACCGAGATTACCTTATAAAAAAGAAAAATCGGTTTCGATTAGTGGAGACGTACAAGCCTTTATTAATCTATTACAAATGGATGATGTTCAAAAAGCTAAAATAGTAAAGGAGATAAGTAATGAGTAATCCACTAAAAGAATTAGATATATCTATTGCTTGTCTTTTAGACGAACCAACAGAAGTTACTGTTGAAGATTTACAACACATACAAAAACAAGTAGACTTGCTTGTAATTGAGGAAGAAAAGAAAAAAAATCAAATAGATATTACTTGGTGTGTGGACGATATAAGATACTTGGGATATGAATGTACTGACGAGAAAGGTATGGAAGTATTAGATGAGGTGTTAAGAAGACACGATGCAGAATTAGGAATTTGTTGGGACACATTAGATTGGTATTGTAAAGAACATGGTCTTAAAAGAAAGGAGGTTGGTCATGACAGTTAAAGAATTAAAAAACAAATACAAAGACTACGTTCTATTAGATGAAGTTGTAGAGTTTTCTATTGAAGAAGATGACAACAAATACTTGTGGGAGGGATATTGTGATGAAATAGATGTAGATTGTAAAGAAGCTGATGAAATAGTGTTGTTGGTTGTGGGCTTTAAAAGTAATAAGTTGAAACTAAACGATTAATTATGAAATACACACAAATAAATGATGTAGATAAATATGGCTCTAATATTCTTAGACAATTTAAAATTAATTACAGAACTAGGATGTCACAACATGAGTATCATCCCGTTCTTTGTAAACATTCTATTAAGGTAATGAAAAAAGAACTTAAAGATTGTTTGGACTTTTTAGAAGTAGAAAAAAAATCAAAATTGTTTGTTGAATAGCAAACATTGTTTTATGTGTTTCGGGGGGACTTTTGTCCCCCCTTTTTTTTAATGACCATACGACATTATTAAAAACAATTAGATATAATTGTTTGTTATTGTAATTATTTATAAGTAAATTGTTAATGTATTTACATACATATTATTTATTTTAAACAAGCAATTTTGGGAGTGAAGTTTTCTTTGCTCTCATTTTTGTTTACATATGAAAAACACACTTAGCAACCTTTCGTTAAAAAACAAATACACTTTAAGTGATGCTATACAAAACTTTGTTACACAGAAATATCACGTAACAAAAGGAACACAAAGAGCAGACATTACAATAAAGTCTTATAAAACAATATCTAACATACTTTTAAAAACAATTCAAAAACATAAAGTAGATTATGATTTGCTAGAACTAAATCTAAATAAATATTTAGACGACCCAATAAAATCAAATCAAATCAAAAATAAATACAGAAATATATCTGAGGTAATAAAAAGCGAATCACAACACTTATCACACAACACTTTACAAAAAAGATTGAACATCTTAAAATACAGTTTATACTCAGCTGAAAAAGATATGACAATAAAAACTTATGTAGCACCATTTGATATGAAATCTAAATCAACAAAGCGTGAAGTAATGAGTGCGTCAGCTTTCAAGACTACAATCAAGAATGCGTTTTTAGTATTGCGTCAGCAGGAAGGTGAAAAAATAAGAAGGAAGCAATGTCCTGCTTCAGGAAAATTTATCAAATCACCTGAACAAATAAGTCAGGCAGGAGATGTAAAAATGATGAAGCGAGGAGCGTTTGCTTTTCTTTTAGTGGCATTTACTAGTGCTAGAATAAAAGATGTTATGTCTTGGAGGTTTAGTAAAAATATTAGTATTAACAAACATCATTATATTCTTTCTTACAAACCCAACAAAACAAAACATACTGTTATTGATATACCCTTGCCACTACAACTAAACGGATACATAAATCATTTGATACGTAACAATGACCATCCGATGAAAGATTATTTTTTAGATAATCTATCTTATACACATTTGTTAAAGTGCTTTAGGTGTTTTATTAAATCAATCCGCGAACTAAATCAAAATGTTTCTGTACATAAAGACCTATCAAATGGGGAAGTGATAACTAAACAAAAAAAACTATATGAAATACTTACCTTTCATAATATACGTGCTACATTTATTACGCAAATGGTTGAGAAAGGCATAGACCTAGAAACTATTATGAACTTTAGTGGACACACTAACATACAAACACTTTCACAGAAGTATACAAACATAAGCGATGAACACAAAGGCAAAATGTATCAAAAATTTATGTCTGAAATCTTATAGCTTATTTTAAATAATTAATTTCTAATGCAATAAATTTGTTTTTATTATAATAAATGTTTTTATTTGAGCATGGATAAAGAAGTGATGGATTTTTTAAATAAAACAATACATAACGCCTTTATTCAACACAGTAAAAAAACAAACCACAAAAGAGAAAACCTTGAATCTTTATTACTGCTGAAACAACTTTTATCTTGTATCAGCAACTACAAAGATTTTTGTAACATAACAATAATGCAAAACAATATTAATGTCTCTTTTATTGATAAAGAACATCAAGTTATTAACACAACGTTCAATATTAATAAAGAAGATATTAGTAAAAATGCAGATAAATCAAACAATTAGAATTCATAATTGGAATATCAATCTTGAGTTTGATATTGTGACTGATAAAAATGTTATGTGTAAGTTTTCAGATATTAAAAAATATATATCTGATAAACGACCAGACTTGATAAAGAAATACTTAATCAAGTCAAAGCTAAAGAAGAATGTAGATATAGAAAGAATTATAGCTTGGGATTCTTTAGTGACAGAATTAATTGAATGCAACTTATTAAAACATATTATAAATGAAATTCGAGACAGTAAATATTAAAGGAACGCCATACGTGATGGCAAAAGAAAGAATTAAGTATTTCAGAACCACTCCTATTTTTAAAGGTTGGTCTTTGAAAACAGAAATGATTTATCATACAGATGAAAAAGTGATATTTAAAACAGAGGCTTACGACACTAAAGGAACTTTAAGAGCAACGGGTCATGCCTTTGAATTGAAAGGCTCATCTTTTATAAACAAGACGAGCTATATAGAAAATTGTGAGACATCTTCAGTATCAAGATGTTTAGCTTTATTAAACATAGGTATTGATGAAAGCGTTGCATCTTACGAAGAAGTAGCGAATGCAAAACTAAATCAGAATGGTCAAACGAAACAAACGAACCCACTCCAAACAATCTCTCAAAACACTGTATCTTGAAATTTGGAATGAAAGACAACATAATTGTACGGTTTGTAAAAAGTATCTTTGGAATGAGCCAAAAGCACAGTTCTTCGCACACATACTATCCAAAGGAGCGTATCCAAGCTACAAATTCAAGAAAGAAAACATCACTATTCTTTGTTACGATTGCCATTATCGTTTTGACTTTGGGAGCAGTAAGGATGACAAAAGATTTAAATGGTTACACAAAGAAAAAGAGAGGCTCAAAAGAAAATATTACGAATGAAGAAGTACGAGATTGATAATTATACACTTTACCCTTACTCACATTTGTCTTATGAGGAATGGTTGGAGATAAGGAGTAGTTTTGGTTTAGCGTTAGGGGGTAGTGATATTAGCGTAGTAATGGGGGTTAATAAATATTCTACCCTAGCTGAACTCTTTGACCAAAAACTTGGATTATCCAATCCCCCAAACTTACAGGGAAACAAATCTGTTTTTTGGGGCAACGCATTAGAAGATGTTGTTCTTGAAAAATCACAATACCTTGATATAGACCATAAAGATTCTTATTTAGATAATTCAGCACACGAAAGAAAGATGCGAAATCATGTCCCTTTTAATTATACTATACAAAATGACAACTTACATTGGTTGTTTGCAAACGTAGACGGTTTATGGGTTGATGACAATGAAAAAACAATAGAGTCTAATTTAAAAAAAGGTAAACTACCTAACCCTAAAGCAATTATAGAAATCAAAACCATGAATAGAAATGTGTTTGATATGTGGGAAAACGGTATGCCAATAGGATACCTGTATCAGGTTCTTAGTTACCTGACACAGTATACCTTTATGAATGAAGAGATAGAAGGATACATTTTTTCTTTGGTAGCAGGTATAGAATTACATGGTTACAGAATTAGATATGACGATGAAGTCATAAATGAAATGTTAGAGCGTTCAAGAGAGTTTTATGAGCTGTTGCTTATGGGTCAAGACATAATACAAAACTCTTCAAATCCAGAACAAATGGAGCTTGGGTTACACGACATCAGACCAGAAGCTGATGGCTCACTAAGATATCAAGAATATATGAACAAAAAATATTTAGAGAGATTAGACATCTCCAATATAGCAGAGGGAGACGATGCTATACAAGAAATTGCTGAAAAGTATGCAGAGCAAAATGCTTTCATAAAAGAAGCAAATAAACACAAACGACTATATGGGAATCAAATTAGAGAAACTCTAGCTAAGATGAACGTAGGTCAAATTAATCTTCCGAAAGGGGGATATGTTAAATACAATAACAAATTAATTATAAAAGTTAAATAACATGGAAAAATTAATTTACAAACATGATGAACTTTGTGAATCTTTAGGACTTTCTAAATACCAACTTGGTCAATATAGAAAAGACGGTAAGATTCAAGCCATTGAAAATAGACGACCACTTATGTTTAAAAAAGATGAAGTTGAACGCTTTATAAGAGAAGAATTGTCGTGAAAATTTTAGATGAACTATACGAAGATAAAAATAAATTTACTCCTAGCTTAAATCTAAGAGATTTTGGTAAGGAGGAAGTAGAGACGTGGAATTCTATTGTCAATGCAATACGATTTAATTTTGTATTGAAACCAACAGTAGATGATAAGTTTTTAGCAAAAAAATCAATAGAAGGAATTAAAACCCTTCCTCATTTGGTGATTATGTTTTTGTGTAAAACTCATGATGTTTCAGATAGATTGATGATTATTAACATGAATCTTACTGAAAAAAAATACAACGAATTTGAAAAAAGATTACAGTCTGGTATTCATAAAAATGAACCAAACCTATTAAGAAAAATACGATTATGTCAAAGATATCTGATAGAAGCAAAAAGAAAACGCAGATAAAGAGCCACGAAAGAGGAGCAAGAGTAAAATTTGTAGATGATATTGTGGTAATTAAGAATAGAAAAACTGTAAAGTTTGTTGTAGATATATTTGAGAAGGATTTCAACTATATACCATATATGTTAGAAATGTATTGTTACGAAAGTGAAGTCATAAATGACGCTGTTACTATGAAAAAGAATGACTACATAATTGTGAGGTACAAAACTAAATCAAAAAAAAATAAAAAGACGGGACTGTTTTACACAACAAATACTTGTGTCAAAATTACACCCGCAACAGAAGAAATAATTTTAAATTTTAATAAACACTTATGAATTATAATAACAACGCAGGAAATCAAACTCAAGGAGTAGATTTCAAGAATATGATTAACCATTACGTAGGAAATGGACAACAGAAAAACCCTAACTATGATATCGTAGGATTTAGACTTTATCTAGATAATGTCAATCAAGACGTTAGGCAAGATGAAAAAGGTAGAAACTACGTTGATTTAAATGTGGGTAGAAAAAAAGCAGTAGACCAATTTGGGTGGACACACAGTGTGTGGGTCAAAAGAATGGGTCAAGCTCAACAGCAACAACCAATACAACAACAACAACCAACGCAATCACAAGGTGGCACTCAGCAATACAATAATGAGAACGTTCCGTTTTGATGCAATACTTACAGTATTATATATATTCTATACTTTATAAGTATAGAATATATAATACTTAAAGTATAAAGTAATACTTATAGTATAATTAAAAAATAAATAAAAAAATTAAATATGCAACTAAATTGGGAAGAGATTTCAAAACAGTTACCAACCACTCCAAAACAACAAGTCAAACTAAGGTGTCCCGTATGCGATGGTATACGTAGTGACAAAAAAGATAGGTCTCTTTCTGTTAATGTTAAAGATAAAGTATGGAATTGTTTTTACTGTGGGGAAAACGGATACGATACTAACGATGTAAAAAAAAAAGATATTCCAACATTTGTTATGATTAAATCTCACGCAGACAACTTATCAAAAGAAACATTGAAATGGTTTAAGGACAGAGGCATTTCTTCTGATACAATAAACCAGTTTAAGATACAAGAAAAAAATAATGAAATACATTTCAATTATTATGAAGATGATATTTTAGTTAATATCAAATACAGAAGCACTAAAGAAAAAAAGTTTAGACTTTATCCTAACGCAAAACTTATAGCTTACAATATAGATTCTGTTAATGAAGAAACAGAAACATTAGTGATTACAGAAGGAGAGATTGATGCACTTACCGTTTATGAAGCAGACAGTTCTCTTGCAGTCATCTCTGTGCCTAATGGTGCTAACGGTCTTGATTGGGTTGATGCATCTTATGATAAAATCAAGAATGTAGATAGATATATTCTTGCTTTAGATGGAGACTCTAAAGGTCAAGAGTATCAAAAAGAACTATCAAGAAGACTTGGTAGACATAAATGCTCTTATTTAAGCTATCCTAAAGGCACGAAAGATATAAATGAGGTAATGGTATCACACGGTATAGATAGTGTCTTAGAATGCATCTCCAATCCCGTAGACTATCCTATCGTTGGTATCTATGAGAAGTCAGACTGGAAAAATAATCTCTGGGATATTTTTGTAAACGGGTATGACAAGGGAGATACTGTGGGTCTTGGACACTTTGATAACCTTTTATCTTTTTCTACAGGACAGATGACAGTTATATCAGGAGTACCTAGTTCAGGAAAATCAGAATTTTTAGACCAGATTGTTTTAAATCTGGCAATGAAAAAAGATGTAAATAAAAAGGAATGGAAGTTTGGTGTGATATCTTTTGAGAATCCTGTTCACCTACACATATCAAAACTTGTCAAGAAATACCTTCACAAACCTTTTGATAAGCAGTATATACACGAAGAGGAAATAGTTGACGCAGTAAACTTCATTGATTCTAAGTTTAAATTTTTCAATGTATCAGAAGCAGACATGACAATAGAAGGTATTCTAGATACCTCGAAGGAATTAGTAGCAAGATATGGTATCACATCACTTGTGATAGACCCATACAACTACATAGAAAGTAAAATGGAAAAAGGACAAAGCGAAACTAATTACATATCTGATGTTCTTACGCAAGTATTAAACTTTGCTAAAGAATATTCAGTTCATGTATTCTTTGTTGCTCATCCAACTAAAATACAAAAAGACGAAACAACAGGTAACTTCAAACTACCTTCTTTATATAGCATTAGCGGTTCTGCTAATTGGTATAATAAAACCGATAACGGTATAATAGTTTGGAGAAACTTTCAGACAGACGAAATTGAAGTTCATGTGCAAAAGGTAAGGTTTGCTTGGAATGGAAAGGTAGGATTAGCTAGGTTTAAATATAACAAAGAGACTGGCGAGTTTAAGGCTGACTACTTAAATCCATGCTAGAGTATATAGTTTTAGAATGGGAAGGACATATATCATTAAATCAATGGTACTCCTCAAAACATTGGAGCTATAGAAAAAAGCAAAAAGACCATTGGCATGAGATTTTCAAAACCAAACTAAAAGATTACGATAAAACCCTTTTTGACAGATACAAATTTAAATTGTATTATAACTCAAGATTAGACCCATCTAATACAATAACGATGGTCAAATTATTAGAGGATACAATGAAAAAAGAGGGTTGGATTATTGATGACTCTCCTAAATATTGTGCCGAAATAAGATTGAAGTTCGACTCAGAGCTACCAAAAAAATCTTATAGAGCAGTAATTGAAAAATTATAATGTAGTTGGAAAGCAGGCTGAATACTTTGTAGTATCTAGTATGATTGGAGAAGGGTTTGAGGTTTTTAACTCAATGACCAATAACTCAAGGGTTGATTATGTTGCTTTAGACACAGAGACCAACAAACTTTATAAAATTCAAGTAAAGACAACTATTGAAATGAAAGATGGTTGCCTGCAATATACGATTAAAAAAAGCTCTAAGAACTATTCATACATATATAAAAAAGGAGACTTTGATATTTATGCTTTTGTTTACCTTCCTACCAATGAAATAATGTATAAGTGGTTTGATGATGTATATTGTACAAACTCAATACACTTCAGGGTAACTCTGCCTAAAAACAATCAGGTAAAAAACATAAACTTGTGGTGTCCAAATACATTAAAGGGTTTGACTAATGAAGTTTAATAGTGACTTTAAATATGATTTAATATTAGGGAATCAAGGAGAAAACATTATATCAGAACTTTTAAAAGATTCTACCATAGAAGTTAAGATGGATTTTTTAGCTCACAGAACTAATAATTTATTTATAGAATATCTAAGCAGGGAAAAACCAAGTGGTATATCAACCACGCAAGCAGAGTTTTGGTTTTATATAATACTTAAAAAAAATACACCTAGAGACCCAAAAAAAATTACAATTAAAAACGTTCAGGACATAAGATTTTTTAAAGTAAATAAATTAAAAAAAATATGTAGAGAATGGTTAAGTTATAACAAACCTATAAAAGGAGGAGATAACAACACATCGCTTGGCTGTTGCATACCATTAAGTTTATTATGAGTTTTTTTTCACAAAAAATGTTAAAGAAAGATTTCAATGAAATCATGTCTCACGAAAACACAATCGCTTATGTTTATTTTAAAAAAAACACTTTAGAGCTTATAAATAAAACATCTGGAATTAATCACGTCTGGGTTGACGGAAGTGAGAAAATTATTATGTCTCATGAGACATCACTTAAATTTCAAAAATTTTACGAAGAGTATAGAAAAAAGAAACCAATACAGTCCTATTATACAAAAAAGTAATATATTTGCAACTGAAACTTTGTACATAAACTTGTTCATTGTTTTAGTGTTTGGACAGTCTCTGCGGAGACTGTTTTTTTTAGTATTCTCCTTCTGATTCTGACTTGCACATCATATAAACCATGCTAATGCATCCTAATGCTTGCTCCATTTTTTCTGCCATGAATGGTGAAACTTCTTTTTTGTTCTCCATGTATGGTGCAAGCATTTCCATCTTCTTAGATAGTTGATTGAAGTCATCAATAAATGCCTTAGCACTTGGTTGAGTCTTTTCCATTAACTCAACAAAGGCTTTCTTTTGATATTCTTTCATCATTTCTTTTTCTTTTTTTTATAAGTTTTTTTAGCTTTTTTTTTGCTACTACTTTTTTTTCCGTATGATTTTTTTCCGTACATAACTATAATTTAACTACCACAACTTAAACATTCTTCATCATCTATAGAGCACGATTCAGTGTTCTCTACAAATGGGGTTCTGTTGTCTATATCTAATATAATACAATCACACGATTCTTTATTGTCTTCGCAGGTGCATGGTATGTTTTTCATCTTCCTTGTCCTTTATATTTTTTTACATAGTTTCTAGAGAGCTTGTGATTACTCGTATTGTTTTTTGAGTGAACACCCTTTCTTTTTATCTTCTTCTTTTTCTTATACTCAAATAGTATCCTTCTCACTTTACCTCTATAGAATCAATAATCTTTTCGATTTTTTTAAATACTTTCATCTCTAATAATAACCTATCTGGTACGTTTGAATCATCTAAAGTTTGGACTACCGATAATAACTCAGAAATAAGATTTGTCTTATCTTCTATACTTAAATCTTCTTTTTCTTGTATTTCTTTTGTAATCATTTTTTAACCTTTTCAAATGTGCTTATACCAAAACAACCCAGAGTAACCCAGACAAAAGAATTATATACTACTTCATTAATAATTAAATCTTTATCAGCTATCAGGCTTGTCATTAAATCAGCTACAGCAAATAATACCATAACTATAAATGAAATAAATCCTACAACATTTTTTTCATTAATATCATTCTCGTCTTTAAATAATGTCCACATAATATTATTTATTAATTATTCTTTTTCCTTTTTCGTATGAGCGACCTCCAAAAAATGCTCCTACGGTAGTTATTAGAGTTAATTGTAATAAATCCACCCATTTTTCTTCTACCTTAAACTTTATAGAGCCACTGTCTATAAATACAAGAAGAACTGTACTTACTATTAAAAATATTAACACCAAAGGTCTAACACTTCTTGTTAACCAGTTACCGTGTTCTAGGTCTGCCTTCCAACGTTCTGTAACGTTTTTTTGCATTTCAGCTTCTGCATTAATAAAGATAGTTTCCATCTCCTTTTGAAACTTTCTTTTCTCATCACCTGTTGTGATAAATTTATCTGCAACACCAGCAAGTTTCTCAACAACACCACCAGCAGCGTTGCCAAATATTTTACCTAAAATCTTACTCACTTTTTCTTTTTTCTTTTTTTAAGAATCATAAAATCCATTTTATCTATTCTACCATTCTTATTAGCGTCAAGAAATCTTTGGTTTCCAATTAGTTTCTTTTTCATATTATCTTTGTTTTACAACTATTTTATGTGACTCTAAAAATGTTTTACCTCTTTTAATCAAAGAAAGCATTTTATTTATTTCAGCTTTACTATGATGTTTTGCGTGTCTTTTCATAGCACCTTGCTGTCTTTTATTAAGTGAGTCTATATTAATACCTTTAACCTTAGCCATAAACTTTATATCTTGTTTTGCCATTGTCTTTATAAGCCTGCAAAACTCTGTTTCTATTTTTTTCTTCTGAGTAACTAACATGAACCCAAGCTGGATTCATTGCATCACCAAACTCATAGATAAGTTGGTCAAACTCTAAGTTCATCATTATATAATCAAATATATCTCTGTTACTTACCTTACTGTTTCTGTTGTCTTGGTCTATATCTAAGGCTTGTCCGTGACAATGCTGAGATGTTTTACTTCCTCCTATTGCTTTGTTAAGAGATTCACTTCTATATCCACTTGATATATATATAGGTACTCCAAAGTGTTCTCTTATTGGTTGGAATATCTTCTCTGCTATTAGCTTAAGGTTTTTTGTGTGTTCTTCTGTAGGGCTATTATCAATCCCCAGCCTAGAGGCTGTGTTTGATTTTATACACTCTTCTAATTTTAAATTTTCTGATAAACGCATATGTAAAATTACTTAGAGGTATGATGATTTATCTTTCGGAGAGGGTAAGAGTATTATTGTTCAAGTGGTTCTAATATACTTGTAGCTTCGTAAGACCTTAACTCTTCTATATCATCTTTAAACTCTTCTAAATCAACAATGTTTTTTTCTGCTATATCTAGTATATTAGGAACTCTCATAAGTTTAAAATCTGACAAAACTTCTAGTTTTTCTTTTTTATCAAGCTCCCCAAAATATTTTAAAAATAAAACACTTCTTGCAAATGCGTTGTCTTCATATTTAATTCTTAATCCTATTTCTATGTTGTCAGGATTTTTAATTTTTGTTGACTGATAGTTATATTTATAAAAATCATACGCCTGTCTTTTTTGTTTTTCAGTAAAATTCTGGCTATCAATTACTTGTCTAAATTTTTTTTCTGAATCATCTATATCAGGATTTTTCTGAATAAGTATTTTTAATTTTTGTCTAAAGTCACCGTCTCTGTAATTAGCTTTTTCTATTATTTCATTTATATTTTCGTCACCATAATCTATAACTGGAACAGTTGATATAATTTTTTGTGTTCCAAACAATGATTCAAAAGGATTTAAAACATTTTTATCAGCGTATTTAGATTTATAAGCAAATGATACATCAGAATCATCTACATTTCTTATCATATTATTAACGTGCTCTCCCATTATATACATAGTAGGTATTATAAAATTATTTCTATCTGACGTTATAACGCTTTCTATAAAATGTTTTGTTTTTGGAGCTGATATACCTGACACTTCTGCAAAAGTTTTATAAAAAGATGGAATATCACTTCTGTCAACTCCTCTTCTGCTAGGTGATACATTTGCGTCAGATTGTGTTTCTATTGGTCTATCTCTAAAAAAGTCATAATTAGTGAATGTTTCAAGACCGCCTCTTAAAACTGGAGGTAAAGGTATTCCGCTTACTGGACTGAAACCTTTTAAAAAATCAGCTCCAAAATTTAAAAATTGACGATACCTAGAGGTTGTAGTTGCGCTTACTTCAAAAGTAGATGGTTCTGATTTACCACCATTTATATTATGAGCTAAACTTTCAGCTAACAGTATAGATGGTTGAGTTATAAAATTTGCTACCTGTGGAGCTAATCTTATCTTGGCATATTTTCTGACTTTATGTTCTACGCCATTTTTTTCTATTGTTTCATAATCATCTAACAAAATAACTAAATTATTATTTTTTATATAGTCTGGTATTTTGTCCCAATCTTCTTGGTCTTCTTCATTATAATTTAAAAATTGACTTGCATAAACAGCAGTTAATCCTAAATTACCATATAATAATTTTTTACTAAAATTAAGTGGATTGTTTCTTATATAAGCTCCTGCTGTTCTAAGCGCTTGAAAACCTACATTTAAATATGGTATTGCTTGGTCAAACTTCTTAACAGTTGCAGCTCCCATATTAAATTCTAATGCTTGTCTTGTTTTTTCTACAGCCCTTATATCAATCTCTTCTTGCGAAAGATTTGGATTATTTTTTTTGATGTTTATTCTAGCCTGCTCAAATCCAGCTAACCTAACAGCCAACTCTGAAACCTCACCAGCAAAAGATAAACTTCTTTTTGCTTTATCAATTAGTGTATCCTTACCTGTTGGGGTTTCTAATTTTGAGTCTACACCTTTAGTTTGCCCAGCATACATTTGCATTAATCCCCCGTTTCTAGTATATGCTTCTAACAATTCATTAAATTCTTTGTTTTTAAATTTCATACCAGTTTTGTCAGATATAATATTTTTAGCCATTTTACCAGCTCTGTAAGTCAATCTAGCTCCAGCAACAAAAATGTTAGCGTCATCATGTATATCAGTAAAAAATAATTGATTTGTAATATCCATAGGAACATTTACAGCAGCAAACGCTGGGTTGTATCCAGTAGCAAAAGCCCTCAACACATTAGAGCCTAAATATGTACCAGCAGCTCTTCCTATATCACTGTTTATTTGAATGTCGTCTGTGAATTCTGTTGCTAAATCTTTTTCTATTGCATATTTTACTACTTTACCATTTTCTTTGAAAGACATAGTAGTAAATCCTACGGGTGCTTCTTCATATTCTGTAACAAATTTTTCTCCTTTTTTCTTACGTTTTTTCTTTAATTCCTTAAACCAACTAAATCCTTGTCCTGTTTCTTTAATTTTGTTTGTGGTTTCTTGATACAAAGATTTTGACATTTTATTAGCGTGCATTCGTTTTATGTGTGTAGTTTGAGCTATAGCAAGCAAAGTTTCAAAGTCATAATTCAACGCTCCTTCACTACCCATCCTTATATTGTTTAGCTCACTTTTTTGAAAGTTAAATGAAGAGCTTAAAAAATTAACATCATTATCTTCTAAAGTTTTTTCTAAAAACCTTCTTGGAGAATAAAAATCGTCTTTTAACTCATTATAAGTTTCTTCTGTTATAAGACCAGCATCTTTTTTTTCTTCTAACATTTTATTAAAGACCCCACTATAATTGTCAGCTCTTGCGTCTAAGTCTTTATAAGTTTTTCTTCCTAAGTTTTTTCTAAGTTCTTTTAGTTTTTTTGTGGCACTTTCTAAATTGTAACCATCAGGATGTTTTATTCTTTCTAAATTTTTAGAATCTCTTTTAGAGTCTAACTGTATAATTCTTTTTAATGTAATAATATCATTTAAAGCTACAACACCGTTTTTTTTGATGTTATTAGGTAAGTTAAATATTTTTTGGTTAAGTTTATATGCTACATCTCCTCCATATGCCATCATACCAGCCATATTAGTCATGTATGCTCTTGTGTTTATAAAATTTTCACTTGTTAATATTCTTCTAATATTAGACTGTCTGTCAAATGCTGATTCTACAAGTCCTATAGCTTTTTTTACTCTATCTTTAAAACTTTCTAAGTATGTTTTAGGTTTACCTTCATTGTCTACAGGTGTGGTAAATGCAGATTCGTAATTATCCAAAGATGATTCTATTGGTGTGTCTGTTGCAGATAATTCGCTTTTCTTTTTGTTTAATATTTCTTCTGCTCTTTTGTCATTTAAGACATTGTAGTTTTTTAATTCTGATAAGGATGTTACACTCTTGAGTTTTTTTATAAAATCTGCTCTAGGAATATCTTGTCCATTTATTGTAAACATTTTATCTAAATTCTTTTTAGAGAATTTATTTAAAGTATAATTCAATCCCCCACCTACACTACCTGTCAATACCACTACACCACCACCACCTACACCTTCATCAACTGCCGACTTAAAAACTTCACTAAAATCTATAGTCTTATCTTCTGTTGTAATTCTATCTATAGCAAATTGTCCTATTACATTTTGACCCCCGCCAGTAATAAACTCTGTAGCAAACCCTTTAAATCCGTTTTGTAAAGTGTTAAATACAAAACCTTTTTTTCCTATATTTTTTCCTGTTTTCTTTATTGTGTCTTTGGCTATATTTTTAATTACTTTGCTTGTTAAGTTTACAATTTTTCCAGCACCTAATAAATCCAAAGAAGCCATCATAGAAGATGCACCTAATATAGTTTCTGTATCGTCTTCTCCACTACCTATTAAAGATAACATTTCTTCTTGTGTATAATCGTCTCCAAATTTTTCTATAGCTTTTTCATTTAAAGCATCCATGTACAAACCACCACCTTCTAATATTGCAGAGCCCATCATAGGCTGTACTACTGCATATACCATATTAGGTAAACTTTGACCTAATATTTTTTTAAACTGCTTAAATGATACGTCATCAACAAAATGTGTTGATTCATCTAAGTTCCCTAAAAACTTACTTATACCTGTAGCTTCTGACATATTTATAACAGCTTCTTTTTTTAAGGCAGGTATGGCTTTGTTTATTTCTGCAATTCTTTGTTCTACTGTAATTGTTTCTCCCATGTCAAACTGTGACATAGTGTTTTTTTTCATTCTAGTAAAAACATCATTAGGGTCTTTTTTTAATAAATTTCTTTTTTCTCTGTTTAGGTCTTTTATTTGTTTTGAGTTTGATAATGCTCTATACGATTTTTTAGACATAGGCATACTATATTTAAAAGCATCATACATAGCAGGAAAAAATCCCTCTCCCTGAAATAAGTTACCTGATAATCCAAATTTTGAAAAATCTCTTTGTACGTCAGTAAATCTTGTTAATTTAGCTTGTGTTTCGTCGTAATTTTGTACAGCATCTGTAAAAAGCCTTATACCTTCTTGATTATATTTACTTAATATCTGATTGTATCTTGTGTTATCTGCTAGGTTTTTCTTAGCAATAAAACTAAAATCATTATTTATTTCTTCTGAAACACGAAATAAATCATCTTCACTTTCTACATTTATGTTGCTTAACGACTCATATTGATTTACAAAAACATCAGCTACAGACCTTGTGTTTTCTATGCTTAGATTATAAAGGTCTATAATCTCAGGGTCATTTTGTATCCTTTTACTTATGTTGGATTTTATTTCATCAAATGTTTTATCTAAAAAAATATCTCTCGGACTTTTCTTAACTTTTTCTTCAACTTCTTCGATAAGCTCCGTAGAACCTTCCAAAGAGGGTGATTCCGATGTAAGGTCTTTTTTTTTTAAGTCAACCTGACTTTTATACTGTGGATATTTTTTTATTATTAATTCAACTAAAGCATCATCTCCAATATCATTGTATTGTGGATATTTAGTACGGATGTTTTTTAAAAAATTATCTCTATTCATTTTTTTATTATAAAATACCTAGTGGGTCATCATTTTTTCTTTCTTCATCAGTAAACAAGCTGTTATTTAAAAAGTAGTCTAAACCTGCTCTAGCAATACCTTCTTGTTCTTTTTCTAATTTCGTGGCAGAAATTTTTAAATCTTTGTAAATTGTTTCATTAAAAGGCAAAACTTCTAGCTCATCTAATCCACCTAATTTATTTAAAATTTCTACTTTTGTTTCTCTTTCTTGTGTAGTTAAGTCTTCATCATCTTTTGTCAAAATATCATCAAGGTCTGATTGTAAAATTAATTGTTGAAACTCACCAATATTCTCTGCGCCTGTATATGCATACACTAATTTTTTACCTTCATTATTTTCCCTCAAACCTAATACCTTATATTTTTTTAAAACATCTTCTCCTTCTAAGGGCTCAACTGTTTGATATGATAGAGGTGTTGAAAAGTTGTATCCTTTTAAAGTAGGTATGTTATTGTTTAGCTCATCAAACTTGTATGTGTTAACATCTGTTTTTGCGTTAAAAACTACTTTATCATCGCCATCTTTACCATCTCCAGTAACTGGCGATATATCTTCTTTAACAATGCTTTTAGGTTTGAAAAAATCTTGCACTAATAATTTTACATCTGCACGATTTTCTTCTTTAAACTTCAATGGGTTTGTTTTTATTAAAATATCTGTGTATTCATCAATTTTATCATTATCAAATGTAAAATTACCTGTACCATCTACTCTTACTACGTCTAAATTATAATCTAATCTTTCTTCTGTTTTTACATTTTGCTTATTTATAATTTCTTTTTTAGAAAAAGTTTTAGAAGATGTTTCGTCATTTTTGGTTAGTTCTGCTAAAGAATTATTCACTAACAGCTCTGGATTTTTAGCACCAAAAATAACTTCCAGAAACATATCTTCTGGAGCTCTGTTGCTTAGTAGTGTGTTTTTGTCATTAGCTAAATCAATAATCTCTTGATTTGTTTTGGTTTTATCTAATATAGTATCATCATTTCCTACAGCTTTCAAAGCATCTTGCATTGCTTTATATGTAGGCTCGCTTCTGTTTATTATTTTAGAAAACTCATTAACTTTACCTTGAACAAAATTTCTTATCTGTGGGTCATATATATCAAATCCCCTTACTTTACCTTTCTTGTTTTTTTTAGCAAACAAATTAAAAACATCATTTTTAAGTTTCGCTATTTCATCAGCAGCGTACTCTTGATGAATCAAAGCAGATTCTTCCATCAAATTATCAATATTGTTAAGAGTGCTTTGAACTACCTCTCTTTCATATCTTCTTTTCGCTCTTATTTTTCTGCCAATGTTTGCTATATCTGTAGCTCCCCTTCTTCCTATTATATCTATTTCTCTGCTTACAGAACCTGCTTGCGGTTGAAATGTTAAATTGTATCTTCTTCTTGCCATAATTTATCCACTTAGAGCTCCTGATAAAGCACTTCCTATATTAGAAATAGTTGAAGCTCTTGATTTTGCTAAATCTAATTCTCCTTGATTTACTGCTTGTCTGTATCCTAATTCTGTATTAAGACCTCCAAGTCTTAAATCTACATTTTGTTGTGCTCCCGCTAAACCAAATTGCGCTAAACTTCTAGCTCTTCCCATTCCTGTTTCAAATCCTAACAGTTGATTTCTTACATCGGCAGCTTGTTCTCTTGCTAAGAAATCTGATTCTGCTCCTGCTTGTCTTCCTAATGTTGCTAAAACACCAGCATCTCCTATTTGTGCTGCTCTAAATATATTACCAGAACCCATTAACTGTGTTCTTACTAAAGCATCATCTCCTCTTAATCTTTGAGCTGCTAAATTTTGTTCTGCTCTTGCTATATTTTGTTGTCTTTGTTGGTCTGCTCTTGCTAATATATTTTCTTCTGATGCTGCTTGTGCTTGTACATTTCTAGATATTGCTGCTAAAACATCTGATGAACTTCCTCCAACTCTTCTAGCTCTAGCATTTGCATCTGCTATTCTTCTTCTTGAGGCATCTAACATTCTTTCTGTACCAATACCTCTACCACCTTGTGCTCTTACTATAGCATCTTGACCACGACCTATAGCTCTATCTTGTAAAGCCTGAACACTTTGTCTATTTTCTTCTGCAATTCTTTCAGCTAAACTAGATAATCCAGTTCGTTGACTTCTTGCTTCATCAACCAATCCCGAAAACATACCCCTTGCTGGGTCAAAATCAAGTTGTGCTAAATCATCAGCATTTAGAGCCTCAACCCCTCTTAGTTCACCTAAAACATTTCTATCTAATTCTCTATTAAATTTGCTTTCTATGTCTTTATTTCTGCCTCTCGCAAATCTTTGGTCTTCTTCTAAAGACTGATTATAATTTTTTAATCCTTGATTTAATTGTCTTCCAGCAAATAATGAAGCAACTCCTGATATTAAGCCACCTCCTATTGCTGAAATAGGATTTAGTCCAGCAAGACCACTTATACCTGCTGATTGTAACGCTTGTGATGACTCTTTTCCAAACGCTTGACTTGCTGCTGTACTTGCACCTTGACCTCTACTAAATCTATCTGTTAAGCTCATATGAATATTATTTTTACAAAGTTAAACACACATACGTTAAGATATGTGACCCGCAGACACATCGGTATCTACTAAAATGTTATTTATTCTCATCTCTTGAGATGTATCTTTTAAATTTAGTAATAATTCATGTAATTGACCAACCATATACTCTCCTTCTATTAAACCACCTGTAGAGTTTTTATCTCTTAATACATGAGCAAACAAAACAGTGTCTTCATGTAAGAAATTACTTTCAACTATATCTGTAGATTGACCATTTTCATTAGTCAAATCTACATCTAACAAAGTAGCTTTTACATCATTATCTTGAGAGTAATCTGCTACTGTCATATTACTATATATTTTTATGTTTTTAGGTACTTCAGGAAGCTGAGTATTCATCACGTATTTTATTGATGCTGTTCTATTTGTGCCCAGTAATGAAAGATATGTTGTCTTTAAAGATTCATAAGCTGATGTACCTTTAAATAAAATCATCTTATCAGCTCTATAGTTGCCTTCTACTGGGTCTAAATCATAAAATGACACCCATCTATTCCTTTTGTTAGAAAAGCCCACAGAGACTGTATCTGAAGTAAATCTAATATGGTATATATCTAAGAATGGGTCAAAGAATCCTACAGCGTCTCCAGACTTATCTAAGAAGTGTGAAGACATTCCAATATCAGATATTGGTAGCACTCCATTTACACCATATTTCAACACTTTCTTTTTGTTATTATCCCACCAGTAAACATTACCACCATAAGAAAATACAGACTTTTTATGAACACAACCAAATCCACCTTTTAAGTTTCTTACTGTACCAATAACTTTATCTGATACTGAAACTATTTGTGAACCTGTAGTATCGTTAAAGACTTGTTCTCCTATATATAAAGATGCTGTCTCCCTTTCACATATAGCAAGCATTACGCTTCCTTCATTTTGTAACTTACTTGTTCTGACTAAAGAAGTGATTTCTCCATTTTCATATGGCACTTCTTCTTGTGAAAATGCATCAAAAGAAGATATTGGATTTATAGATGTGCCTTGTATGTATTTTCCAGAGTATCTTATTTTAGATTTATTTCTATTGGTTTGTTTCCCATCATAAACTATTAAAGGTTTACCTGCGTTGGTACTCCAAACAGCTCCAGCTTTTGTTCCATCTATTTTTCTTATCAAAACTTTATATGCTTGGTCTAAACTATCATCTGTTGGTAAAGCCTCTGCTGTTGCATTCACAGCAGTAGAGTTACTATAACCTTTTACTTCTATGTTTTGAAACATCATATCTCCCTCTACTGTATTAGCACCTATATCAAAAGTTACTGTGTCATTATTGTTGGTAAAATCTGTAGCTACTGTTCTAAGAGTACCACACTCAAAAAATATTGTAGTATCTGTTTCTGCTTTTGGAGAATACACTTCAAAGAATAATCTATATACTTCTGTTTTGTTCGCACTATCCCAAGCATCTACTGTAAATCCATCTTTTGCAGAAAACTCTATATATAATAAGTTATCTGCTTGTCCTATTACTTTAAGGTTTCTGATAATTTTTGTGTTATTAGCCTCATTTGCTGTAGCTGTGGTATCAAAGTTTATATTTATCCTATCCCCTTCCTGATATGTGTAAGTATACCCAGAACGAATCATACCAGATAAATCAATAACAAAATATTTTACTTCACCTTTTTTAGAATCACTTAATGTTTTAATTCTTGTAGCTGCCGTATCATTTAATATCCAATAATAATTAGAGGCATATCCTTCTAAACTAAAATCTTTACTTAGATTTTTAGTCATTACTATTTGATAGTATTTAGCCCATGTAGGAATAGAACCTAATGTGTCGTCTCTTTTTAAAGTAAAGTCTGGATATATAGGATAGGTAAAGTTTCCTGTTTCAAAGTCTATAAAATCTTCAACCCCTCTAGTTCTAAAATATTCATCATAAAACGCATAGCCTATTTTATATAATGATGAGTTTGCATACGGGTTATTACCAAAGTCAGTAACTCTTTCTGACACATCACTAGAATACCGTAAATAAGATATTGGATTTGCAGCGTTAGAACTATCTGTTAATGTTTGTGCAGTTGATGCAGCTGCATTATATGTAATTTTTAAACCATTACCTGTAGTATCAGCATCAAAAGAATCTTTATTATTACCTAAAAATATTCTATTGTTAGACACTTCTATAGCTTTTGTTTCTAAAGGTACAGAATCAAATAATTTTGCACTTTCTGTACTATCCAATGCCTCAAACGACTCTCCAGTAAAACTAATACTTGTAGAAAAAGCGCTATCTAAATTTATAGTTGTAACTCTAAATAAAGTTCCTGTATTGTTTTTTCTTGCATATATCTCTAAATACTTAGCATATGTAGGATGTGTAATACCTGATATATTTAATATAAGTCTTGATATACCTGTTATGTGAGCGTTTGTTAAATCTAGAGATTCTCTAGCCTTTATCATTTTAGAAAATGGCGATAAAGCTGATACTTCTCCAGAGTCATATACATATCTAGATGTAAACTGAAACCCAAAATCTTTAAATATATCTTTTATTATAGCCATTATGGTTGATTTGTTAATGTTACACTTATTGCAAAAGTTAAACTATCTCCTACCTGTGCAGCTCCCACTAAATCAAAGCTCCAGTTAAATGTTATAGTTGTATCATTAGCTGTTGTTGGGTTAGAGCTAACAGTCAAATTCTGTAAATCAGCACTATTTTCTGATGATGAAATACTTATCTCACTTGCGGTATTTCCTGTAAAATTACCTGTTGCGGTTGCAGTACCACTAACAGTACCTGTTTTTCCTACTCTAACTGTTCCTCCTGTGTTCACTGTAACTCCACTTAAATCATCGTCAGTTTCTGTTATAGTTACTGTTAATGATGGAATTGAAATATTTACATTAGCGGTATTTCCAAATGTATTTGAGCCAGATGGGTCTTTTGCTTTGTATGTAAATTGAGCTAAATTAACACCTCCAGCAGAAGTATAAGTAAATGCTCCTGTATTAGCGTTGTCTAGTGATAAAGAACCGTTAGAAGGATTTGTTACGATTTCATATAAAACCGCATCACCTTCTGGGTCGGTTGCATTTAGTGTTCCAGAAACCGCATTACCACTTGTTATAGATAAGTTTACATTACTAGATACAGGAGGCTCATTTATGTTGCCAATATTAACAGTAATAGTTCCTGTTCCTACTCCTCCACCAACATCTGTTGCTGTTACTGTTAAATTATAAGAAGTTGTTGTCTCAAAGTCTGGTGAATTAGCAACAGTAATTTGCCCTGTAGAAGAATTTATAGCAAAATCATTATTTGTATTACCTCCAGTTATTGCATAAGTAAGTCCTGTGTTTGTTCCATCCGCAGAACCATTTACAGCGACTACACTATGTACGTTAGTTCCTACAGATACATTTTCATTTATTGATACAGTAGCTCCTGTTACTGTAGGATTTACATTTGTGACTGTAATGTTAAATGATTCTGTATAAGAAAGACCATCACCATCAACTACCTTGATATTTAAAATAAAACTCCTATCATCTGTGTTATTAAAATTAAAAGTTCCTACTGTTTTAAGTAAACAAGTTGCATCAGTATTATCAGAATCTACAAGAGTAAATCTAGAAGAAGCATCGTTATTACTTGCGTCTACAGCGTTCATTATTGTAAAATCTGCTGTGTCACTAGAAGTAGAATCTGTAACTGTTATAGTTCCAATAGTCGTTGCTGCTGCATCTCCTTCAGAAAAAGTAGAGCTAGATATAGATAAGTCAGATGGAGCATCTCCTGTACTTTCTATAGATACAGGTAAAACAAACGCAGGTGGTTTTTTTATAAGAGTTAAATCTGTAATGTCTGTAATGGTCGCTGCCGACCTTTCTGTATACCAACTAAGAGGAACGCCTCCTTCTCTATAGTTCCAAACTAATACATCACCTATAATATTTATGTCTGGGTCAAAGTCTGTTGTTACTGCGTGAGTATATGTTAGTAGTAATGTAGCAGTGCTACCTGATATTTTATAAATCTTAGCTTTTGTAGTCCCCTTTACAAGTACGTATATATTATCATCATTATCTCTAATGCTAGCTTTTACTACGGGATTGGTCAATCCCGATGATAAATCTACATTTATAGTAGATACAGAGTTCATTGTTTTAGTAGAACCAGCTCCTCCTTCTTTTCCAGTTTCTACTACAATATTTTTAGCATCTAAGTAATCACCTTTTGGAAAGTAGTATTTGTCAGCATCTTTGTTTAAACCTCCGCTTGATATAAAATTATTTCTAGGCATAGTACATTAATTTTTAATTGAACCATGAATACCTTGTCTAAATGATGCTATAATATCTGCATATGTCAACGCATTTAATCTTGATTTTAGTTTTCTTTTAGCATTTATAAAATCTTGTTTAGCTAAACCAACTTTATTAAAAGCTGAATTTGTGTGATAAAACTTTTGATATATAATGTATTTTTTAATAGTATCTTGTGCATAAGGATGAACTACATTAGCATTAGATACAGTTACACCATTCGTGATATATACTAGAGTTACTTTTGTAACATCTACATTGTTATTAAATACTATTTCTCCTTGATGTATGTCTACATTATAAGATTGAGATTGTCCTGTTGACAAACCATATTGTCTACCAACGTGCTCACCAAATTCATTTACAGCTCCATAATGAGAGGTATGTGCATATAAAAACTCTAAATCACTATCACCTAGAGTAGCATCTGGATGTGCTATTTTTGTTCCTTGAGCATCCACATTCTGTATTAAGTTTAGTTGTGGGTCTCTTCTTAAAGGTAAAAGATGTTCACCATATTTAGCCATAACTTCTACTACATCTACACAATCAGAAGGTATTATAGCTCTTTTATATGAAGTTACATCAAGTTCTACAGACTTAACATTACTTGATGTAGCATCTGTAGAGTTTGCACCTACAGCTCCAGTAGAGCCTAAAGGTATATCATAGTTTATTTCTTCCAAACACTGTATGCCATAATGTAAAAACCTTACATAATAATGCATAGGATATTGCATATCCATCAATGTATTTCTAACTATATGGTCAAGCGTTATCGTTTTCATGTTTAGCGTTTAATTCTACTTGGGATATTCTACCGTTACTAATCTGTCTTAATACTTCTTCTATAACACTTGATTCTATCTCTGGACTTACAGGTAATAAATCTGAATCAGAAAGCTGTGATAAATCTGCAACTAAAAGTAATACTGTTACTTGTGATACAGAACCGTTAGCTGATGTTGTAATATTTTTTGTAAAGTAAATTCTTTTTCCTTCTATATAATAACCTGTCTGTTGTTCTAAATATGACGTATTGATTCCTGCGCTTTGTGTGCCACTATTATATCCAACCCCCATGACAGACCAGTCTTGAGAAGATATTGGGATATAAGGCGAATGTGGGTTTCCTGTAGGTGTTATATTCCACACTCCCATATCCATCGGTAAACTTAATGGAATAGCAGTAAGGTCAATGTATGCTCTATTGTTATTTGCATCTGCTGTGACTGATACTGGACTAAATGTAACAATATTACATCTAGGAATGTCAACATATCCATCGGTAAATCTTTCAAAAGTTTGTGCTTTTAATAATTTATTTAACGCTTGCTCTATTAATAAATATATTTCTCTTGTATCAAATGACTCGTTTGTACCTTGCACATTATCTCTGTCTTTAAAACGTGCATAATTTCTTTGTATTTGTTCTGCTATTTTTTTTTTAGTTGTTGCCATCTCTTTGCTGATTAGTGTCTATAACTGATTCTAATTGAATTGTTTGGTTATCCTTAATAGGAAATCCTAAATATGTTAGTGCACGATTTGCTATGTCTGAAAAAGACCTCACGTCCCAATCTAAATTTGTGCTTCCTGAATTTGAATAGGTAATGTTTCCGTTAGATGTTGTAAAATTAAATACACCATCAGTGGGTTTCTTAAAGTATAATAAAACAAAATTATATGAGCCTGTACTAGGTCTTGGAGCTATTTCTATTTGTCCATCATATATAGTAGCTATTGGTTTATATTCGTTTGTAGATGTATTTATAATAGGAGGAACGATGGTGGAATTCTTTCTATCAATAAAAGAATCCCACTTCATCAAATTTCCTTCATGTAAGTTATTACTTGAATCTTTGTAATAAAAAGTAATAGCCTCAATAAAATTAGCATCTATAGATGATAACGACTTAACACCATTATCATTATTAGAAACACTAAAATTACTTTGTTTTAAAAATAAATGGTCATAATCAAACTTTTCAGTTTTTTTATAATTTTCAACTAAGGAGTCAAATAAATCAAACTGAGCTCTATTTATTGCTCTGTCTATATCACTTGGAGAAACAAATCCACCATAGTTTTTCTTAATTGTTCCTCTAATAAAATCATGTAAATCCTTAATTGCTATCGCCATTTATTCTTCTATATACTCTTTAAATACATTCATAAAACTTGGAGGTAATTTTATGTCTCCAAATTCTTCTATACTTACTGGCTCAGATAAAACTCTAATTGAATCTTCCTGAGTTAAAAACGCAGTAATGTCTTTATTAAACTTTTCTACGTTCTTTTTAGGAATCTCCACTTGTCCGTCTTTCTCAACGCCATGCTTTTTAAAAATCTCTTGCCTTTGTTTCTCAATAGTTTCAGAAACTTTAGCAACTTCATCTCTAAACCTAGCCATTTTATAACCTAGTTTAGCACTAATTCCCTGCCCTTCGGCAGCTTTTTCAAATGACATCAAGGCTATACCTAGAGCCTGTATGTCTAAGACTTTCATCTTTTTTTCTTTTAACATAATTTGATTGTTTAATTAATAATGTAAAATTATTTCTTATTGTATTATAAATTATCTCTGAGGGGTTAAGACCTATTAATTGTTTTTACCTCTTGAACTACCACCTCCTGACGTTACAGGATTGCTTGCTATTGGTGCATCTCCTCCTCCTGTTGTTTGACTACCAACTACTATAGGTGGATTATTATTTACATTAGGGTTGGGAGTTACATAACCAAAAGTACCATTTACATTACCATGATATCTCCATCTGCTATCATGATATCTATAATCATAGTGTCTATCGTAATGAGGTACATAATACCTACTATCTTGCCATCTTACAAAGTCATATCCAACTACATGATACATTCTTTGTGGTTGTATGTCTTGAATTTTTATTTTTACTGTATCACCTGAGTTTGTAAGTGCTAGAACATGAGTTACTATTACTCTGTTTGAATCATATAATACACTAGCACAACTTGAA